GTCAATTTTTATTTTCATGTCGTGGATTGTTTTTGCTGTATGTGTCTTGTGATTTTCGCCCCAAACTAAAAGGCCGTTTGTGATTCTTGCGGTACGTCCGCGATAAGTTAAAAATGTGCCGTGTTTGTTTCCGTAGCCTTTGACCGTATCGTCAAAGCCCTGTAGCTGTGCCCATGCGTGGCAGAATTGCTGACGTGTGATCTCGCCGTTACGTCTTTTTGTGATTATTGCTTTTTGTGCTTCGTACATTTTCTAGACCCCCATGTACTTAAAAAAAATGTACCAGCTCGGCTGCGATGTTGCCTTGCTGGTAACCGCTGCGGCTAAACGCCCTCGGTCTAGTAAGGGCGTTTATTTAACATCGCAAAAAATAAAAGTCCTTACGTGCTTACGTATAGGACTTTATTACATGTTGTCGAGATTGTCAAGCGTTTTTTAAAAAGTCCGATACATTTTTTTTAATCTCGGTTTTTGTGTAGCTGGTGGCGAACGGCGCGCCAGCGCACTCATATACAAATACATAATCATGTACATGTACAAATACATGTACATATTCATATTCAAATACAGATACAAATACATATTCATATACAAATACATATACATAGTGCAAACGCCTGCAAAAAGCAATATATAGGATTTTGCACCCCGCTTGTGTTTTTCTGTGCTCGCTTGTGGTCTGTTGTGCGCTACTATCTGCAAGTCGGTGCTATTGTATGCAATTGTGTGCATTTGCATACAATTCTATGCAAGTGTGTAAATCCTTATAATATAAAGAATTACGTTTTATTTGACGGTAACTTGACGCGCGTGTAACATGGCGTGTTTTCTGCTTTTTTCTCTGATTTTTTGCTAAAGTTTACGCGTTGACGTGCCGTTAAGTCTTACGTGTCTATTGCGCTCGTAGAACTCAAAATTAAATATATTCCCATGTGCGCCGCCGGTCTTATCTCCACCGCTGAATGTTCCCGCAAAATTGGTATAACTGACCGCTCCGTACGGCGCTTAAAAGCGCGCTTCAACGCGTGCGGTTACGCCGTGTTTGTGCACGGTAATGCGGGGAAAAAACGCGCCAAAAAATACGATTATGAAAAAATCGCGCGTGATTACCAGCTTTTTTGTGGCACTCCCTTTGGTGCTTTCCGTGATGATTGCGAGGATTTTCTCGGCTATTCCCCGTCATATACTACCGTCTATAAAGCCCTCTCTGCTGCCGGTATTGTCTCCCCGCGTGCCCGGCTTCCCGTCCGCGAAAAGAAAAAACATTTACCCCGCAAAGAACGCCCCTGTGAAGGTGACCTCGTACAAATTGACGGCTCAAAACATGAATGGTTTATAGGCAAAGAAAAAACCTGCATACATGGCGGGATTGATGACGCCACCCATAAAATTACGGCGCTTTATATGTGCGTAAATGAATGTAAACTAGGCTATAATGAAATGCTGCGCCAAACTTCGGAACGTTTCGGCGGATTTCCCCGCGCCCTTTATTCTGATAAATCCACCTGCTTTTTTAATATTAAGGATAGCCTCGAAAAAGTCTCGATACAGGAACAGCTCGCGGGTATGCGTGAAAAACCTACAGAATGGCAGAAAATGGCGCTTGAATTAAAAATAGATTTAATCGCCGCATTATCCCCGGAGGCAAAGGGGCGCATAGAACGGCTGTGGGAAACTCTGCAGGGGCGTCTGCCTTATGTTTTCCGCTATCTTGGTATTGATACAATCCCCGCCGCTAACGCTTTCCTTAAAACCTTTGTCGATGATTATAACGCCCGTTTTGCCGTGCCTGCTGCCGATTCCGCGAAACATTGGCGCGCCGCACCTGCCGTTGACCTTGATTTTCTCATGTCCGTAAAAGCTGAAAAGAAAACCCGCGCCGACGGCTCGTTTGTGTATCATGGTTATTTGTTCCGCCTCGTAGCTCCCCGCGCTTCCTGCGTCGATTTCACTTTATGCCTTAATGAACGCTACGGCCTGCGCGCGTTTATGGGCGGGAAATATTACCCCGTGGAACTCTGCGAACCGCTGTGTGATGTGGTGGGCGATGTTATGCCGTTCGTTGAAAAGGAATTGATCCGCGCGTATCTGCTTAGCGATACGCACGATAATAGGGCGGTGGTTTAATTTTAAGTTGTTTTTTCTGTATGGTGGAGTTATACTGTCTTAAAGGTGCGTATATGAAAAAATTATTATCTTTTATTTTCTGCGTTTCGTTGTCTTTCAGTGCGTTCGCGCTGGATTCTATTACCGACGTTTTTCTTGGCGGTTTCTTTAATTATTCAAATATCTTTAAAGGCTCTGTAGAATACGAAAAACAAATAAATTACGATACAAACTATTATGATAGCGATTATCGCGCCGCGTTTAAGGCTGCAGGTGGCTCTATCGGTTGCGATTGCTTTTTTAATCAGTTCCCGCTGGGCTTATATTTCCGCGTCGGTTTTATGGGCGTTTCGGGTGTTGATAGAACCGCCGCCGATAAAACCGTAAATCTCGAAAATACAGAAATAAACTTTAATACGTTTGTCGATGTCGGGGCGGTCTATGGCTACAATATCGGGCAGTATTTTTCTTTGAACGTCGCGCCTGCTGTTTCTATGCTTTTGGTTACTTCTGAATACCGTACATTAAAAAGCCTTTACTCTACGCGTGCCACCGAGGATTCTCTGCTCGGGTTCGGTCTTACCGCTGATTTATACGCGAAATTTCGTTATAAATATTTTGTAGCTTCTGCAGGTTGCGCCGCGTCTTTTTATCCTGTAACGCTCGTTTCCTCTGCTGATTCCAGCATAAATTACAGCACCAATATTCGCGATACTATGGCGTATAACCTGCGCCCGTACTTGTCCGTAGGCGTTTCAATCAAAGAACGCTCTGCCTCAACTTTCGGGGCGGGTGGTAATTAGAAATAAATCATAGCTTTTTCAATTTTAATACAATCTTGTATATAATATTGATAATCAAGGCTTGGTCTATTTATAAGCGTATAGTCGTTATAATAATTTGAACTATAGTCGTCCTCGCTTCCTTGTATCCATATTTCACTACGATAGTTTGCTATCATTGGATTTTGTGGGTGTGTAAAGCCCGGCGATGTACCTATACTGTACGTGTGCATATTTTCGTCACCCTCGTCCAAAATCACCAAAGGCCGCCCAAAAAGAAAAAACATACCTAAACCGTGATTTTCTATTGCATATATTTCTATAAGCGCCTTGCGTGTTTTTGTCTGTACCACTACAAAACCCGACGCGTCAATTTTCTTTTCTACGTACCACTGTTCTGAAATAGTGTTATATAATGCAAGGCGTAAATCTGCCACGCTGGTTGCCGTTACTTCTGTTCGCGAAAGTTTACCGTCTACGCGTCCGATAAACTCGCCCGTAACCTGTATGTTTTGAAACCACGCATTGTCTGCCCGGACTAGCGATGTTCTAATATAACCGCCGTCTATGATTGTCTCTCTTAAACTTGCCGCCGCTGCCATTGCGTCCCAGCTTGCATAGCCGAACTTTTGCGCCACTGCCGTCTGCGCCGCGTTGGCTTTCGCTGTCGCGTCTGCCGCTGCGGTTGCTTCTGCTGCCGTCTGCGCCGCGTTGGCTACTGTCTGCGTTTTCTGCGATGTAAAGACGGTCTTGCCTGCAAGGTTTATTTGGTCGGCGCTTAAAATTATTTGTGACGCTATAAGATTTCCTGCTATTGCGTCGTCCCACAATGCTTTTACGGCTTGGTCGCTCGCGTTGCCCTTTATGCCGTAGTATTCCGTACCCTCAATAAGCGCATATACCGCCGCCACCTTTTGCTCGGTGCTCGCGTTTACCAGCTTGCCGCGTGTGGTTGCGTCTATCATAATAGGCAGATTTAACGAAAGGCTCATACTGCCGCTTGCGCCGCCGCCCTCTACAAGCGCCGTTACTGCGCCCGCCTGTACGCTGATTAAGCCCGTCAATTCCTGCGCCATGTCGTCAACCTGCGCCAATATCTGCGATTTCGTAAGGCTGATAAATGCGCGCTGCTGCTCGTCCAAGTCCTCAACTTTTAATAAAATTGCGTCCTCGCTTATGCTTATAGAAGCGCTCGCGTTTCTTGCGTCCGCGTCCATTTTTGCGACGATTTCCTCTAGGCTCATTTCTACGGGCTTGACCTTGTAAACGTTCGTAAATCTTACGCCCTTTATTGTCGTATCGACCGCCGCCTGTACAGCTCCGCTGGCTAGTGCCTCGGCCTCGCCCTGCTGTACGTAGTCGCGCTGGCTCTCCACTGTTTTCGTGCTGCCGTTCGGTGTCTTGGTGAGGTTGCTCTTATATTCCGGCAAAGTGCCGTATGTATACAGCGCCGCGTTGTAGTCGACCAGCGTCAATGTGTAGCCGTCGTCCGTTTCCTCGGCGTTCGTTATTTTCATTGTGTTTGTAACGGTTGTAAAATTGCCGTTGTTGTCCAGCTTTCCAAAGCTGAAATAGTCGCCCGCCCTCGGTATTATATCCGCGCTCTGTCGTATCGTTGTAGTAACGGTCAGCGTTGACGTTGTGCCCGTGCCTGTTACCTTAAGCGCGCATAGTCCGCGCCCGCTGTCTGATACACAATTAATGATAACGCCGCAGGCTACATTTGCCGGGAACGTCACCGTGCCCTCTATGTAGATTTCTTTTAATAGTCCGCTCTGCCATTTCAAGCCCGTTATTTTACCGTGCGCCAATCCTATTTTAAGGCTCTTGTGCTGCAGCTCTACGCGTGAAAAAATCGGGTAGTATGCCGCTTCGCGTCCAACCTTTACCGTTGCCACACGTGGCTGTGCCATTTCCTCGGCCATTTGCCGCCATGCGTATTTAAACGCGTGCTGGTATGTTGTTATATACTCCAGCGCCGTCTGTGTTAAGGTGTCGGTCTGCGGGTCGTAGTCCCCGCCGTCGCGCATAAAAATAACGCTGTCGGCGTCGTAGTCCTCGTCCTTGTTTACGTATGTGACTTTTTTGCCCGTTGTCTTGCGTTTGAACTCTTTTGTGGTGCTTATTGTCTGTATTGTGTCGCTATTTAAAAGCGCTATTGAATAATCACGCCCGTTATCTATTGCGACCTCAATTTTTCCCGTCATTGGATTGAATACCAGCGCCGCGTTTCCGTTCTTGCATAGCGTTTCAATGATTGACTTCTTTTTTGTCGGTCTGCATATAACGCCGTCGGCTCTGAACCCCTGCGTCTGACAATATGTGTACCATTCGCCAAAGGTCGCTAGATCCAGCTCGCTGTCTTCGTACTTACTCGGCGCGTGCTTGCTGCTGGTTAAAATCTCCAATACCCACGCGGCTAGGTTGCTTGTCGGGGTTCTTGCGCTCGACCATGCGCTGCCGTTCCATGTTCTCGCGCAGGCTCTTGTTATAATGCTGAACGCGTCAAGGTTTCCGCTGGTGTTCGCGTTTGCTGCCACCCGGATTCCTAAGCGGGTGCATTTGTCGCGCTCTGCGTCTTCCAATACCTTAGCGGCCACAAGGCTTGATGATGTACTCTTTTTCGCGTCGTAGCAGGTAGTCTGTACCGCCAATAAATAAACGGTGTCCTTTGCGTTGCTCTCTGCCTTTGGTGTAGTTCGGCGAACTCTTACGCTTATTTTCTTGCCG